TGACGGCAATACAGCTGCACTGGGCAAATTAGGCATCGGCCTATCGTCTGCCGAATTAAAGGCCATGTCATTTACCGAAGTCCAGGGCAAATTATCGGATCTCTTTGGTGGCGCAGCTGCCGCTAATTCAAAAACATTTGCCGGACGTATTGAGATTCTTAAGGTCACATTTGATGAGGCAAAAGAATCAATCGGCGCTCGCTTGCTACCTATAATCCAAAGCCTAGTTGAATTTATAGTAAACCGAGTTGTACCGGCCTTGGGCAAATTTGCAGATTTCTTTAAGCCAATTACAGACGCAATCAAAGATAACAAAGCGGAATTTGAATTATTTATAGGCTTTATTCAAAAGTATGTTGTGCCTGTATTAGTCAACGTATTAGGCGGTGCGTTCAAGGTGGTCGGCGAAATTGCTGGCGGCGTAATTAACGTGATTGGCGCAGTCATCGGCGGACTTAACACGCTTATCAATGGGGCTGTTGCCGGTATCAATGCGTTAATCGGCCTTTACAATTCAGTGCCATTTTTGCCTAACGTGTCAAAGATTTCAGCGCCGACTATAAGCATTCCTACAGTTTCAGTTCCTAGTGTTACTGCGACTTCACAAGTGCCAAAGATAAGTGTGCCTAGCGTGTCCGGTGGCACAGGATCATCAGTGACAAGTGGTGGCGGCGGCGGCGTCTCCGCAGCTGTATCGGGAGCAGCCATGGCCGCAGCTTTGCCTTCGTCAATTACAGGATCAGCCGCGTCTAATCGAGCAGCTGGGCTAGAGGGCGCACGAATGGCCGGAATCAATGTGACAGTAAATGGCGCAATCGACGCCGAAGGCACAGCTCGCACTATTGTAAAAACACTTAATGACTCATATTTTAGAGGCACAGGCGGTGCAGGTGCTCTAGCCGGTCTCAACCTATGACGCAGTGGGCGCCGGTCTGGCGAGTCAAAATTGCAGGCGTAGACGTCACTGATTCAGTTTTGGCTAGTCTAAACATTACATCAGGCCGCACCAATATCTATGAGCAGGCGCAGGCAGGCTATTGCTCGCTTACACTCATTGTGTTTAATCAGGCAGCCATTGACTACGAGATAAACGACACCTTGTCAGTCGAGGTGCAGGACACGTCGGCCGTCTATAAACCTATCTTTGGCGGCTCTATCGTAGATGTATCTATAAGCGTGTCAGAGGTCGGCTCAAGCGCTTACACGCAAGAGGTGACAATTACTGCCTTGGGCGCTCTGGCAAGGCTGCAAAAGGCTCTTACAGACGGAGTTTTAACACACGATTTTGACGGCGACCAAATCTACACAATTTTGCAACAAGTCCTATTTGCCCAATGGCAACAAGTGCCGGCAGCTTTGACTTGGGCAACTTATGATCCGACAGAGACTTGGGCAAATGCTGGCAACACCGGCCTTGGCGAAATCGACCGGCCTGGCAATTATGAGCTGGCGCAGCGCTCATCATCACGAACTGTTATCTATGATCTAGTTTCAGCTTTGGCTACGTCAGGCCTTGGATATTTATACGAGGACGGCAGCGGCCTTATTAGCTATGGAGACTCAACACACCGGACAACCTACCTAGCCACTAACGGCTACACAGATCTCACAGCCAATCATGCGCTAGGTCAAGGCATAACGATAAAAACTAGGGCCGGCGACGTGCGCAATGACGTCACGATTAAATATGGCGTTAGTAGCACAAGCGAAGTAAGCGACAGAGATGAAGCGTCAATCGGACTTTATGGAGAGTTAGCGCAAATCATTAGCACAACCATAAAACATAAGGCAGACGCCGAGGATCAGGCTGCGTTTTATTTGGCACTTAGAGCCTATCCACGGGCAAATTTTGACTCGATTACCTACGCGTTGACAAATCCAGAGCTAGACAATGGTGATCGAGACAGTCTAATCAACGTGTTTATGGGCCAGCCAATAGCCTTAAATGACCTACCGCTAAATATGGCCGCCGGTACTTTTCAAGGCTGTGTCGAAGGCTTTAATTTCCGCGCCAGCTATAACGAGCTAGCAGTAACTTTGCTCATGTCACCTTTGGCATATTCGCTCCAGGCTATGCGCTGGAATGACGTGCCAATTACCGAAACGTGGGCGAGCGTGTCGCCAATCTTGACTTGGGAATATGCAACAATCGTCTCATGATTGAAAGGAAAATGAATGGCTAATCCGACCACAAACTATGGCTTTGTATTGCCGACTTCGACAGATCTAGTTACAGATTTGCCGGCAGATTTTGACGTGGCATTGCAGGGCGTTGACACGCGGCTTAAAGCTTTGCAGCCTGGCACAACACTTGGAGATATTGCGTACTCATCAGCTACGGCTAACACAAACACGCGCTTGGGAATCGGATCTACTGGCCAAGTGCTCACAGTCGCAAGTGGTGTTCCCTCATGGGCAACTCCGGCGGCAACCACTCCGGCATTTGTAGGCTGTCAGTTGAGAAAATCGGCCGACCAGTCAATATCAAACAACACAGATACAGCAACTACTTTTGACACAGAAGATATTGATACAGACGCATTCCATTCAAACGTCACAAATACTTCTAGAATAACTATTCCAGCCGGAAAAAGCGGAAAATATCTTGTGACCATGCAAACTAGATTTGAAGCAAATGCAACTGGTCGTAGACTTGGAAAATTGTATAAAAATGGAAGCGTTGACAGCACGTTTCAATTTGAGACGCCACCAATGAGCGGCGGCGCAATTACTATGGGAAATTCATTTTTTATGAGTTTATCAGCTACCGATTACATTGAAATTTTTAGTTTTCAATCTTCCGGCGGTTCGTTAAATATAACAAATACCGGAGTTTTCTTTGGCGTTCAATTTGTAGGGGCATAATATGGAACTATGGGAAAAGATTATTGAGGCATTGCCAGAGATTAACGCAACAGACGATTTCTCTCAATTAGGAATTATTTTGCAAGATGATTTAGACGGCGCTGGCGCTTACATTAAAAGCTGGGCATACTCAAAGCCAATTCCAAAAGGCTTAAAACTAGGTAAATGACATTTCCACAAGGAACTGCCGCAGCTGTAATTGCAGCCGCGCTAGTCGAGGTCGGCACAGTAGAAAAGGGCGAGAACCTTACAAAGTACGGCAAGTTCACAAAAGCCGACGGCTTGCCTTGGTGCGGCTCATTTGTAAATTGGTGCGCCAATGAAGCTGGCGTCAAGATTCCAAGCATGGTCAGCACAGCTGCCGGAGCACAAAAGATGAAGGATCTTGGCCGCTGGCAGACAGTGCCTAAGCTAGGCGATTTATGTTTCATGGACTTTCCGTCAGATAATTTAGATCGGATTAGTCACATTGGCATTGTCGTCAAGGTAGGCCTCAAAAGCGTTTTGTGTATTGAAGGCAATACGTCAGGCAGTGGCGACCAGCGCAACGGCGGAATGGTCATGATTAAAGAGCGATTTCTAGGCAAAGAAATAGTCGGTTTTGGTAGGCCAAAATACGTCGAACATGCCGGAGAATTTCCAGTAGTAGAGCTACCAAAGGCCACTACTAAGGAGAAAAAACGATGAAAGAATTGAAGCCAATGCTGGCAAGTTATGCCAGGTCATTCATTGCGGCAAGTCTTGCGGTCTATATGGCCGGCGTAACAGATCCAAAGGCAATTTTGTCAGCTGGCGTTGCAGCTATTTTGCCAGTACTTATGCGCTGGTTAAATCCTAACGATAAGGTTTATGGTCGCAAGTGATCCGAAAACTGCAAGCGGCGACGCTGGCGGTGTTCTTATCGCTGGCGTTGTCGTCTTGCGGTTACCAAGGATACACGCGCTATCCATGCCAGGAATTTGAGAATTGGGAAAACGATGAATGTCAGCGTCCAAGGTGCGAAGCGCAAGGCATCTGCACAGAGGACTTACTTGGAGACATTATTAAGCCACAACCAAAACAGCCATAGGCCAAGGCGTTTAACGCCAGAAGAAATCAAGGCAAGGCTCATTCTATTTATCGGCATGACGCTTTCAATCGTTTTCTTAATTGTGACTCTGGGCATTACCTATGCCCTAATCTTTGTCACGCAGCCGGTAGCGGCTCAAGCGCCTAACGACGCAGCTTTCATCGATTTACTTAAAACGCTGGCCATTTTCCTAACCGGATCACTAGGCGGCGTACTTGCTTCCAATGGCCTTAAGGATAAAACGGCTAGCGACACGCCCAAAATCACGCCTAATCCTTGATTTTGTCAGGGCTTGCCGTCATGCTTTTAACAGCGGCAACGACAAGGTCGCTACGGGAGCAATATGTACAGCATGGGCGAAGTATTTATGTGGGCCATGATTGGCCTAATTCTAGGCTACACAGTCGGCTACACAGTAGGCCTTAAGGAAGGCAATCGAGTCGGCTACGTACGCGGCAAGATTACAGCTAGCAAATGGTCGAACCGATCATGAGTTTCCTGGACAATTACGAGACAGTTAATCAGAAAGTTATCCGGCTACATGCCACCTATCCGACAAACCGCATTGAGACTTCAATTATTGACTGGAATGCGGAAAAAGGCTTTATTCTTATTGAGTGCCGAATCTTTCGCCGCTACGAAGATGAAAAGCCTGCCGCTATCGACTACGCACATGGCATGGTCGGGGCATATAACGTGCAAATGAAACGCTGGTACGTTGAGGACACAGTCAGCTCTGCCATAGGCAGGTGCGCCAGCGTGGTTCTAGGCATGGAGACTAAAGCTTCAAAGGAAAGCATGGAGCAGGTCGAGCACATGCCAAAGGCATTTGTCGAAGAGGATCCCTGGGCTAAGCCAATCTGGGAAGAGGGCTTTACAACAGCCAAAACAGCGGTGCAGGAAATCGAAGCAACACTAGGTGGCGTCCAGGTAGCAGCTGCGCCAATATGTCCGCATGGTCACATGATTTGGCGATCAGGCGAAAAGGCTGGCAAAGTCTGGGGCGGCTATATGTGCGTTGAAAAAAGCAAGCCTAAGCAATGTCAACCTCGCTGGTATGTACTGGCGTCAGACGGCCAGTGGAAGCCACAGGTGTAGCCATGGGCGACTTTGAGATGATTAACCTGAACACTGGTGATCGCTTGCGGATTGACAAGGACGGCACAGAGTTGCGCGATGAGGTCAGTCCACCGGCTATTGAATGGTGCGATAGAGGCCAGCATTATGCAGCCAAATTAGGCGGACGCGATGAAGGCGGCATTTTGTGGGTCTGCCTGGAATGTGGCCGCAAGTGATTCGCATGACGATTAGCGAAGCCGATGAATGGGCAATTCATAATCGAGCAGCTTCGGTCATATTCTCGATGAGCGACCTAAGCGACATAGAGCGGT